CCATATCCCTACGGTGCCCTTGCCGTGACGCCATCGACTCGGAGAGACAACCCTGACTTGGATGGTATGCCCCAGCAGTTGGAACTGCTTGGGGATTCCGTCAGAGCGCATCTAGACCCCCTATCGCATCAGGTTATCTGCGATTCGCCTCGCCCAACCCCGACCAAAATTTGCCCAGCCGGGAAGGCTTGTGAGGAAATGTAGTCTAGCGCCGCTATACTTTGCAAGAAATTTGTTTACGTTTATGTTGTTAAGTGCCTGAATTGTCACAGGACCGACCTTTCCGTCATCTGGCACACCGACAATTCTTTGTGCCCAGCGTATCGCTTGGCTCGTCCCTGAATTGACAGCAGCATCAAACAAATCGAACCGCATACCTGGCGGCACGTCATCGAGGCGCAGCATCGCCCAGTAGCGTTTGCGGTACACGCGCTTGGCGTCAGACAATGGGTATTCCCGCATATCGCCCTTAAAGCCTTCTGACCGTGCGACAGCCTGTGTCACGCCGTATCGGGTAGCCCCACCCGGATCGGCTGGATGGTCAACAAAACCCCCCTCGTGCAGCAGCAACGCGGCGAATGCCTCATCGAACGTCATTGCGTACCCACTTCTGCAAGGCCCGGAGTTTGGCAAACTCCGCATCGCACATCGCCGCTAAGGCGTAGAGGTCGGGGCCGATGTCCGGCCCTTCTGCAAAATCGCTTCGAGAGAGTTCGTTGCCGCCTGCGGTGGTGGTGGTTCGACCATCAGCTCCTTGGGCGGCTGGGTCGGCAGGCACTGCACGGGTTTCGTTGCACAGCCGGACAGGAGTACGAGGAACAGGGCGACTGCGAAGAGCATCCATCTCGGATCGGTACGCACTTGCAGCAGCCTCCGCACGCGCTCGGTCAGCACGCTCCGCAGCAAGCTGCGCTTCCAAACTCTCAATCTTCGGCTCAAGTTCAGCACGGACTTGCTCCTTTGCCCGGTGTATCCCAAAGACTACGATTAGTCCCAACAACGCCGCCACAATCATGTGTGGTGCATAGCGCCACACCCACAGCGGAATCATTTGTCTACCTTGTCGTCCAGCCGGTCCCAGATGCGCATCAGCATTAGTTCGATGCGCTCAAGGGCTGCTTTGTAGTCATCGCGGCGGACAAACTGGTTCATCATGTCTTTGTGATCGCGCTGCAAGTTTTCCATGCTAGTCATAACTGAGCGCAAGAGCCAACCTCCGAAAGCCCCTGCCAGTAATGCAGCAATGTTGAATGCACTCTGCCAATCCACGTCACTTCTCCGAAAGAGCCTGCGTCGTAATGGTGCGTAGCGCCACGTTGCCGAGCGATCCGACGAGCAGAATCGCCGCAGCGACCTGAGAGCCAAACAGCGTCGTCAGGTGGGAGGCCACGAGTTCGAGCGAGGCGAGAACGGCAAGAAACACGTTCCACCAGATCATCTTTGATTTAAGTGCGCCTTGAATCATGGTTATCTCCTAAAAGCCTAATTGATTGACGCGTTGTTGCTCAGCAAGAAAATCGACTTGCTCTGGAGTTAATGCGTTTCCAACTGCCGTTGGCACAAATTGCGGGAACAACTCCGGGGCCGCCCGCTGTACAGTGGGGCCGCCCGCCGCAGCCATCGCACGAAGTCGATCCGCTTGCATCATTGCTAAGCGATTGGCCATAGCGCGAGAGCCTGCACCGGCGCCGCTTGCCGTTAATGCAAGGCCAGCCGCAACCAACGGATTGCCAGTTTGTTGCCCGATTACCCCAAGACCGCCATATCCAGCTAATTGCGCAGCGGTTCGCGGAATGTCACGAACATTTGGCCGTAAAATTCTAGGCGGCGCAAACAGCGATCCGAATGACTCTAAAGCATTGATGCTAGCGCGGCCCTCTGCAATGTCATCAATGATCGCTTGTTCGTCTGCGCTGAATTGCCGTTTCTTTTTTGCGTATTGAGGCGTTGCGCCTCTAGAAATTTTATAAAATTCGTTACGAATAATTTCCGATGGTTCTGCGTTTTTGGCAACTTTTGCTTTTTCAAGAATGCCGTCGATAATTTGTGATCGACTTCTGCGCGTTACTAAGTCACGACCAGTAACCAAATGTGCTGCCGAAGCGGGCGCTGCGTTGCCTACAAACGTGTCAAGTTGCGTTACAAGAGCTTGCGCTAAATCTCGTTCTTCTTTGTCCGGGCTGTTTGCTGCTCGAGCAAGTTCTTTACGCAATTTATCAACACGGTCAATAGAAACTGGCTGATTAACTTTTGCCTGTTCCTTAAAAATGTTAAACGCGTTTGCAATACGAGTATGTTTGCTTGGCAAATACTGCGCAGAGTTCGCAGTATTAATCAAAGATGTTTGTAAATTTTTAAATGCCGTTGGATCGAGCGACTCATTCAACGCCCGCATTGCGGTGTATTCTGCATCCGCCGCTTTTGCAACTTCTTTGGTTGACGGGCCGCTGGGACGCAAGAACGGACGAACGACCTTTCCGGCAGCAGGCGTCAAAACGCCAATTGCAGTGCCAGTTTCGATTTCTTCTGGATTGACGATTGCGGTACTAAGACCGCCAGCAGTGCCTCCGCCAAGCAGCCGTTGCGGAGATGACAATCCAGACGCCAAACCACCAGACTGCACTGATCGACCGAATTCGCGAACAAAAGGAATGCCTCCTCGCAAACCGGCAGCCGATGCGGCCAATGCATCAACTCCTCGAATAATGCCTCCCGCAGCCGGACCTGCGGCAAGGCTAGCCGCAACCGGAATCATTGCTGCAACTGCCGATTGACGCTCTTCTGGCGTCATGCCCGTGGCCTCTACTTGCGGACGGAAGCCAGTTTCACGCCCACCAATGTCGGAAAGTGATGGCCCACGGCGTTGAGGAATTTCTGACGGCGTTACAATTGTTGGCGCGTCCGCAAACTCGGCAAATGGATCACCAGCTGGCGCGTCTTGGAACTCCGCAAACGGGTCTTTCGGTTTACGGTCAGCCATTATCGCACCTTTATGCGGCCATCCGGCGTTCTAAAACGAGTGCCAGGTGCTAACTTTCTAGCGTCGTCAACTGTTTTGACATCAACTATTTGCCCACCCGCTCCGGGTGTTCCAGCAGGCGGAGGAGGTGCAGCGGCGCGCTCTGGAAGTTTAATTTCCAGACTATACGGGAACGCGCTTGCAAGGTTTGGATTTGCTTTCATCTCAGCAAACTCGCGGTTGTGCTGTTCAACGCGACCACGAATAACGTCTTCGTATACCTGAACAACTTGCGCAAGTGCATCTGGATCGGTATCCAAGTTACCCAACGCTTCTTGCATAATGAACTGCTGTTGTTGCGACGGCTGAGCGTCCAGTTTACGCAAGTTGTTTAACACATTTTGGAACAGCACCGTTCGCGCTTCTTCAGCGTTAGCAATAGCTTTTGCGTCTACGTCTACGCCAAGTCGATTCTTTAAGAATTTAGCCGCAGACAAAAACGCTTGACCACCTGTGCCCATATATTTACGAGCTTCAGTTTTTGCCAATTCGGCGGCGCGGCGAAGATTCGCCACATCCGTCGGCGATGTCTTGAGTTGTTTGTACGTTTCCCTAAATTCTTTAATAAACTCCACTTGAGCGGTTTCTGATGCAGGCAAGAAGTTTTGTATTTTCGTAGACGCAGCTCCTGCTCGTCTTGCTTCTTGTTCTTTTGCAGAATAATCAACTTCTCCGATTTTTTTCCCGGTATACGGATCGGTTGTAACAATAACGCCACCGACTTCGGTAGTCGTGCCCTTTGGCAACGCAGCATCTGCCGTCATCAACAACTGACGCTTTGATTCCGCATTCAGAGTCGCAGGCAAAAATTGTGTTGCCCAAGGAGCGCGTTGTACAACATTTGTTGCCCATGCTTGATACGCTGCTTGATCGTTGTCAGGAATCGTTGCTAATTGATCCCGCGACTGCGCCCAAAATGCCGTATTTGCCTCTTGTTGTTGTTTTGCGGCTTGAGCTGTCTTAAATGCAACGTCAGCCTGCTGAGTCTGCATACCGGGAATCGCGCCGCCCATGCCGCGCTGCGCCATCATGGTGTAAAGCGCGTTCATATCCACCGCGCCACCGGGTTGCATTGCGGCTCGATACATTTCATTTATCGCAGCCTGTTGATCGGCGGCTTTGATGCGCTCAACTTCTTGACGCTCAAGCGCACGACGGGCCGTGCCGATTTCCAAGCCCTTTGCGTATTGCTCAAGAAAGTTTACAGGTTGCATTTCTGTTGCCCCGATTACTGCCATAAATCACCCCGTCGGGTATTTGCGACCCGTTACTGTTACGCCCGGCAATACCTCATCAAGCGATTGCCGTGACAAGCCGCTGCCTTGATACTGGCCATACGCTCCAGCCAATCCACCAAGCGCCTGAGTCAACGCATTTGCTTGGCCGAGATAGCCAGATGCACGAGCCGCGCCGCCTACGCCGATGGCTTGACCTGCTCCGCTCGCATATCCTTGCGCTGCCTGTCCCATCGCGCCAGTGGCGCTCGGGCCAAGAACGCCAAGTCCTTGCAAAGCATTTGTTGTATAGGCGCGCTGCTGCATCGCACGATTAAATGCGTTTTGATATTCCTGCGAACCCATTTCCTGCCCGTATCGGGTGCCAGCACGAATCGCGCCGCCACCGAGATATTGCCCACGGGCGGCTTGCATACGGCTCAATGCCTTTTCGCCCTCAGCCAAGCGGAAGGCGTAACCTGGGTCCATCTGCAATTCGTTAATAGTAGGAGCGCGTGCGTATTCGCCGCCTTCGCCGTAAAGGGATGCCAAACGGTTTAGATTTTGCAGGCCGATTTGCCGAAACGGCTCTTGGAGCTGGACCTGCCGCTCAAACATCTCGCGTTCAAGTTGTTGCTGCTGTTGAGCTGCTTGCTGTTGGGCAGCGGCTGCTTTTTTGGCACCACGAGATTGAATCGCTCCGCCGATAACGCTGCTGCCTGCCGTTACGGCAACCGCTGGATTAGGCATGGGAAAACTCCGCTCGATATTCCAAGTAATTCTCGCCGTATAGTGCCATCACGGCTGGGGCTTTTGCCATAGCAGAATCATAGCCTTGGCACAAGATAAGGGTTAATAGCACGATGTCGTAATACCCGGCCCGCCACATGAACGACCGCTCGTCAGGGGCGCCCAGCCGCTCAGCACGATTGGCCGCTTCCCACTTCAGCACGGCTGTCGCCAACGCAGACTGCAATGAGGCGACATGGGCAAGATAAAAAGGATTAGCCGGGAACGTCACGAAAATGCTCCATATCGCTTTTTGGAGCGTTTCTGGGGCAATTTCGTCACGATCCACTGCGTCATCCAGCGTTTGAGTAATCCGCCATAAATCGAGTAGCCAAGCCGTCGCGTCAGGCGGCAGTTCCCACGCCTGATAGTGCGACAGCAGTGACTCTTCCTGCGGGGTCACGAAATCTCCCGACCCGAAGCGCGGATGTTGATAGCCGTCGCCGCAGAGGCAATCGTGGAGATCGACCCGCCCGGAGCTAGTACATGGCCCACAATCTCAGGGAACGTGTACGTCTCTGAGGGCAGCAGGGTCTTGCTTTTGATAATTAGGTTCTGGTTGCCGGCGTTATCAAACTGCGTCACAAGGTTGACCGAAATGGTCCGAGCCGACGTGTCGTAGTTGGTCGCCGTAAACTTGTCAATAATCGCCGACACGTTGGTCGCCGTGTACTGCGAGGTTTGACTGTTTTCGGCAATTTTTGCCGGGATCAGGACTTTGACGCTAACTGCCATGTGTCACCTTAGAATGTAAAGACCATGCGCACGCGGCCATTTAGCCCCGCATCGCCGTCAAAAAACTCGCCGCCATTACCACCCGCGCCTGCCGTTAGGCCGCCAACGCCAGCCGTTCCTGTCGCTCCAGCTTGCGTAAAGAGCGCCCCACCGGCACCCGTCGTATTGGTCGTGTTGCCGCCCGTCGCCACACCGCCAGCGCCCTGCTGGGCAAACTGCCCGGAATCGCCGCCGTTGCCAGGAAAGCCGGTCATGGTCGTAATCGTGAAAGGCGTTCCACTCGTGCCGCTCGACACGTTAGAGAACGTCCCAGGCTCACCGTTCGGCGAAAATCCGGTGCCCCCCTGCCCGCCTGATCCTACAATGTAATTAATTGTTTTGCCGCTATCCGGCCCAGTCAGCACCAAAATAGTCTTGCTATAGCCACCGGCACCACCGCCACCGCCGGGGAAAATCTCTGGCTCTCCTGGTGCGATCTCGCCGAGATACCCGTAGCCACCACCGCCACCCGCGCCCCAAACTTCGATGGTGACGCCTAGCGCACCGGACGGAATAACCTGAACGCCTGACCCCGGTTCGGAATAGTCATAGACGCCCGCACCGGCCCCGCCGGTCGTGCCTATGATGAATCCCGCTAAGATCGCGCCGCTCATTAGGTCAAACCCGCTCCGCTAATTAGCCACGAGGTCGCACCGATTTTGATACAGGTCGCCACACCGTTCTGCGCCAACGTGCGGGTGCCAGTCGTCGTGCTGTTCACGAGCGTCAGGGTATCCGACGTAATGGCAATCGACAGCGGCGAACTGTTCAGGTTGATAGCAATAAACACCGTGCCGGTTGCGAACGGGACCGACGCGTTAGCCGGAATGGTCAGCGTCAAGCTGGTGCCATTCATCGTAATCGTCTTGCCCGCATCCGACGCAATCAGCGTGTAGTTGCCGGTTTTGCTGTTTAGCGGCGCTTCTCGATAGCCGACCGGATAGTTCGTATTGCTCGGCGCGTTGTCAGGGATCAACGCCGTGCCGGTAAAGGTCGGGCTGGCAATCGGCGCATAGGTCGAAGCAGCGGTCGCCGTGGAGAGGGCATCGGTGATGCCATAGCCTGCCAGCGTCGTCGGGGTGCCCGTGACGTTCGACCATGCAATACCCGAAATCGTCAGGTCATTGATGCCTGAGATGTCGTCATACGCACCAATTTGGACGTTCGCCGCAGTCGTTAAAACGAGTTTGTAACTGACCGATTGCGTTAACCAAATCTCATTAGGAACACGCCCTTCGGCATCCAGAATGATCGGATTGGTGTTTGGCGTCGAACCGCTAATGCTGGTGTACGTCGCCTCTGGCGTCGTCGTTCCGGCGGTATATGTAAAGATTTTGCCACCGGCCAACGGGTTGCCCGCAGCGTTAAAAAACTGCGCTCCAGCACCGGCCAGCGGGGAAAGAAATACGCTCATACGTACACCTGCATAACGGTCAATATGATGGATGGAATTGCTGGCACGGGAGCAGCCGCCGCAAACGTCTGAAGCTGCACGTCAAGGCTGTCCACCGAAAAATATAACTGAAAGTAGTCGCCGTTAGATAACGGCAAGAAAAAGTTTGCAGCCGAGAAGATTTCGGCGTTGTTGCCCTGAATCTGAATCAACGACCCAGAATTGGCGACCGCCGTGCCGTTGATAGCGGGCCAAATGTAAAACTTGCCGCTACCGCCTGAAGTCTTGTCCACCTGAATGGAAAACTGCACGTTGTAGATGGCAGGCCGCGCAACTTTGATTTTGCTGTTATCCGCCGGATCACGGTAGACGCCATACGCCGTGTCGGCGTTGTTGTAAGTAATGGCATAACCCGTATTGATAACGGTCGCCGCTTGCGTCTGCGTTGAAAAAAACGACCCAAAATTTACCACATTCGGTTCGGGATACCGGGGCAGCAGTTTAAGCGCCTGTATCTCAGACTCTAGTACCGGCACCATATCTTCAACAGTGGCTGCCAGCGCCGGGGTCAACTCAAGATCAGCGGTCGTAATCTGCGTCGTACCGCTTCCGGTCAACACAAAGACGTTATTCAAATACCGGAACCACTCACGGGAAATCAGGCCCGTCCGCTCGTCAATGAACGGCACTCGAGGAGCAGGGATATTGGTGGTATTGCTCGTCACGCGGTCGTCGGGCTGATATCCAGCTCCGCTCCCATGATTGCGACAATCACCGGATCAGTTCCCGATGCTTCATACACGCGGTCACGCGATTTCATCGTCGCGCCGAGACGCCGCCAGATCACGCGGGTATAGGTCGCGCCAATCGGCCCCATGTTGCGCCAATACTCATCGCTCCAGGTATGGCCGCCATCGTCCGACCAGCGCAGCATGACTTGCGGCTCAGTGCCGACATCGTTACCGACAAACGCAAATAGCGGCCCCGGCACAGAGTTTGGCGAGATCGCCTGCTCAGTCCAAAGTTCTAGCGCGTTGTTCGTAGACAATACGTCGAACAAGCCTTCCGACAAGCCCACGCCCGTCTGGCAGTCCAACTGCAACTGGTGATGAATGGTGCGGTTTAGGTCATTCTGCCCGGTCGGCAACGCACGCCAGCGACGAAGCCATTTCTGCTCTTCGTTCGCGTCGGTGTATACGTCGAGCTTAAACTGGTAAATGTTGCCGTTCTCAAAGTCGCCGACGGTCGGGTCGTTGTTAAACGCCGCGTGGCAGTTGGAACGGTGACGACGGAACTCGCCGTTAAAGAGCGCCGCACGCTCGTGCCACGATCCGGTCGCTGCGTCATACACCCAAGTGGTGTTGGCAGTCGGAAAGATCAGCACGTAAAAAGCATGGCCGTCTTGCTGGTACGTATACGCAATCGCATCCGTCATGTCGGTGTATTGCTGAATCGCAAACTCCACCGCATGGGTCGATACGCGCACGCCCTGATAACCCTGCGCTCGATACACGATGCCCTGACCACGGGCGTCTGAGCCAAGCCAAAACACGCTGTTGTCCAACTTAGCGACTGAGTACGGCGCAAGGCAGCCGATTTCGTTGTACGCACCTTGGATGCGCTCAAGCGGGAAGTCGGGGTTGCCGGAGTTGTACCAGACCTCCACGGAGTTCGTGCCAAACAGCCATGCCTCTCGGTGGTCGATCATAACGGCCACTAGGCCGTCTGGTGAGCCTTCAGCGGAGGCAAAGTCAAGCGGGTCAATCGACAGGCCGTCCAGCAACTGCGTCACCCAGATGCGCTGGCTGTTGGGTTCGTTGAAGACGAAATAGCCGTCAAGATACCCAACCGTCACCGCGCCCGGGAAGTCCGGGTCAGTAATTTGCTGGAACACGTTAGTCGTAAAGTTATAGATAAACCCATTCGGGTTACAGGCAACAAACAATTGGAAACCGTTATCGGCCATCGATACCGGACCAGTGCCGGTGATGTCGCCAAGTTTCGTAATGGTCAGGTCAGGCGTGGCTTTATAAAGTTCCGATCCCGACGCGATGTACAGATTGTTGCTGTTGTTCCAAAGGCCACGGATCGGGCCAGTGCCGATGGTGGCAATCAACTCCATGCCTGGGCAACGCTGTAGGTACGCCGGTTCCTTACCGCCTTCGGGAATAACCTCGGGGTAAAGGTTAACCATGCGGGCATCTGCCGCATTGGGGCTACGTACAACGTATGAAGACCCAAGAATCGGCGTCTTCATGGCTTACGCTACAGTGGCACCGTTGTTGGAGACAATCCACCAATCGGTCCCCAAAAATTGCAGCAGCACGCTCTCGCCGACGGCGTTAAACGTAATCGTCGTGCCGTTACCAAAGTTAGCCGGGGTTAAAATGCCCGTGTCGGCTCCAGCGGCTTCCGCAACGTAGACAATTGCTTTGAACTGTCCTGCAACGCCGTCTGCCAACGTCAGGGCATCGCCCGTGCCGGTTGAGGTAAACGCCGTGGTAAACGTCGTGACGTTGACTGCGCCGGGGCCACTTAGGCTCTGTACGCTACCGACCACAGCCCCTGCAAACGTCTGCGTCCCTGTAAACGTCTGCGCCGCGTCCGTGCGGGCAATGCTTGCGTCCGTGCCGGGGAATGTCATCGTCGTGGCGTCGGTGCCAGCGAACGTAATCGAATTGTTGCACGTCAGCGTTTTGCTGTTTGCAATTGTCAGCGTGGCAGAGGTTGCCGGAGCGGTAATCGCAACTTTGTTGATGCTCGTCGCTGCTGCAACGCCCAAAGTCGGCGTCGTCATCGTCGGATTGGTCAGCGTGGCGTTAGTAAAAAGATTGGTGTAGGTAATTTTTTTCGTCAGACTGCTTTGGACGAGCGGGAACACATCGCTGCCCGATGCGGATGACGCAGCAGGCAAAGCGGAAATCGTGATCTTCGTAGCCATGATTAGTAGTTTCCGGCGTAAATGTTGTAGCGGTTACGACGCGCAATGATGCTGTACGGCATGGCCATTACGTCACGCGGGTTGTTGATGCGCTTGAGATCGCGCTTGCTGTACATCGCCACGCGGCGCACATCTGGCGACGGGTTGACGTTGAACTCCGGGGCAAGCTCAAGAGCAAGGTTGTAGCGGAACGCACGGATGTAGCCCGGCGGGAACAAAAGCGTCGTTTCCAGCGTTGTCGGGTTAGCGAGCGGTTGCACTGAGATAAAGTGGAACTCGAGCATTCGGCTCGGCACCGGATACACAGACAACGTAATGTTCGGAAACGTCATGTTTACAAACATGACTTGCGGATACGTGCTGGTGACGGTCTTTACCGCGATGTTGTTGTACTGCAACTGATTGATGAACTTGATGCCATACGCGACGTTAGTAGTCGGATCGCGAAAGAACGTAGAGTCATCAAGCAAAATCGGGCGCTGCGTTGTCGCGTCATCAACGCCGATGTAATCATCGTCTTGCGTCACAATCGGCGTTTCGCTTTGCGTGGCTAACAAATATACGAAATCGCCCGTAGGGCCGAGCGTGCGGATACGCGCACCCGGCTCCCACATATACGTCTGATCCTGCGTGCAGAACACTGACAATCGTTCAGTGTTCCAGCTTTCCAGCATCTGGTTCAGCGCGGGCAGATTGTCCTGATACACCGATTCAGGCAATACGTTGCCCGAGTCGGTCAATCCCAACAGCCTGTGCGCACCGTTCAGCAAATCACGAACGGTATACATGGCTTAACTCCCAACGCCGGTCGGACCACCAATCAAAGCAGATTGCGGAACCGATCCCACATCCGTGTAAATGTTCGATGCCGGGATGTTGCCAATCTTGGAGTTCGGCAACTTCTGGATGTTGGTGCGGATGAGGCTGTCGAGATCGACGCGCAGATTTGCAACCGTCTCCGGCGCGACCTTGCTGCCGTACTCCGGTGCAAGTTCCATCGCCAGCGACAGTTCAAGCAAACGCTGATACCCAGGCGGCAGATACTGCGTGCTGGTCAATGTTGCATAACGCGCAATCGTTTTCTCAGCCTTGATAAAGATAGACACCGCCGCGTTCGGGGTCGGGTACAGCAGTACCTGACCATACGGGGTGTTCGGGCGGTATAGGAGCTTCGTCGGCGTACCGGCGACTGCCTTGTTGGCAATGTTCGTCCAGTATTGCTCAGTGATTAGACCGAGCGGGGTATCGACGTTGGCGATACGGACAAACGCGCCAACAATACGAATCGGGCGGTTTGTGACCCAGTTCGCCGCAGGGGACGTATCCGGGTCGTTACCAATCGTGTAGGTGTTCTGTGCGTTAACAGTCGTAAACTGTTCGGCTAGCGTGCAGAAGTAATACTGCGGATTAGCCTGCTGAGAATCAATTACGGAGTTAAGGCTGTAAAGCGAATCCTGTGCTTCGGCAGCCGTCGGTGCTTCACCAGACGCGAGCAGTCCGAGCAAGCGCATGGATTTGTAGATGATGTCTTGCGCGTAAACAGCCATTGTTAATTCCTCAAGTCATCGAGTCGCGGGGTTTTCTGCCGCGCTTCGGCCTTAATGCGTTAGCAGAAACGCCCGACGCCTCTTCTTCAGAGGACGTCGGGGTTTCCATTTCGTCTGGGTCGTTCGGATCATACTCCTCCCAACCCCATTCCATATCATCTCTGGCTTCCTGCTGAGATATGGCGACCTTAGTTCCGTGACGGGGATGACGCAAGTAAATGTTCATTCCGGCTTCGACTCCAATGGTTCGCCAATCTCAGGGGCTTCAATACGATTCACCAACATCTTGTAGGCTGAGATGACCGCTTGGCACTGAGCCACGTAGGTTTGTGCTTTAGCAACTTCTTGCTCGAGCGAATCAATCTCAATCGACAAAAACTCTTTGGTGATCTGCATTTACACCACAGCCATCAAAAAGAACGTCGTTCCTGCGTCCGTCACGCACGCAATCTTACGGTTCGGCGTGGCAGAAGTGCCACCTAGAACTGCGACCATCGCGGCGGGAAGGTTGAGCAAGTTCGTTACAGTGCCCGTGTTGCTGTTCGATGCACGGATAAACGCAGCCGATCCCGGCAGGGTGACGCTGCTCGGGAAGTCCGAGTCCACGTTCACCGCAGCCAGCGTACCGCCTGGGGTCACGCCAGAAGCCACACCAAGGGTCGCACGAATCGCGTTCGCAGCGCCCGAGATGGAACCACCAGAGTTAACCGACAAGCTGATATGCGCACCGTTCGTCGTCTGGCCTGCACCCTGCGCAGCCGCCACAGTCGAAAACGCACGGAGGGTTTCTCCAGCGCCAGCGCCCGTGAAGTTTACGCGAGAGTAGATGCCCCGCACATCGCCCGAAGCATGGGAAGCAGTCACATAAAACTGATTCACGCTGCCCGAGGACGACTGTGCAATCGGCGACGAAGACGCGCCAGAGGACACGCCACCGGAAGTGACGCGGCCCGTAACGCTAACGCTTTCAAATTCCGGGTCAGCGAAAGCAACACCAATTGCCTTTGTATTCGGCATAGTCAGTACCTCTTAGAGATGCCCCCGACGAGTCTCCCCGCCGGGGGCGTTGCTATTAGCCGAGACGGTAGGCCGTCCAAGCCGCATCGCCAGACTTACGGGCGCGGAAATGAGCCGACGTACCGTCAGCCACCACCGCAGAACCCACAACCGTCCAGCCCGTGCCCGAGAACGTAATGTCGTTGCCCGAGTCGTCGCCGAGGTTGATGCAGTAGAAATCGAACGTGCTACCAACTTTGGCGCTCGAAATCTCGTCATCAACGTCAGCCGCCGCAGCCAACGAATACGTACCCGCGCTGGAGCCACCCGGATCAACGGTAAACACACCCTTTTCAAGGTCTGCAACCGCAATCGTGCCGGACGCGCCCGCGTAGGCCGTCACCGTTCCAAGAACACCAAGCGTGGCTTCGGCAAGGTTGCCGTCGCCTACTTGATAACCACCAGTACCATTAGGAAGTGCCATGTTTAGTTACTCCTGTGAATTTAAAAATTAGCCCCAGATGCGGCAGGCCATCTGCGGACGGATCACCGAGTAGCCATACAGCACGTCGATACGGCACGGCATACGGTCGTTGTTGATGTCGTACTGACGAACAACGCGCATGGAGATACCGTTGTGGACCTGACGCGAAGCCATGTCAACGCCCTGCGGGAGCAGGAGGTCAGCCGTGGCAAACGTGATCGCGTCCTTGTGGTACACGAGGTTCTGCGGGTACTGCGTGGACACACCGCCGAGGAACGTCACCGCTGCCGCAGCCTGCGGGAACGAGTTGACGGTCGCCAGAGCGTGAGCTGAGGTGTAAATCGCCGGGCTGATCTTGACGTTCGTGTACAAGCTGCTGGCCGCAGTGATGTCTTCCGTCACCACAAACTGCTGCAACGAGCCGGTTGACTCGCGGGTCTGCGGGTTGACCGCAAACACGTTCGCAATCGTGAACACGTCGCCCTTCTTGAGGGTCTGACCGTCAACACCCACGAGGGTGATCTGAGTCGCACCCTGCGTGGACACCGTGGCGCTGACCGTCGTGGTCGCAGCGCGGCTGCCGGTCGTGAACTGCTTGATCGACTGGGACATATTGATTTCCTCGTATCCGAGGACGCCCATGCCCATCATGCCGTTCTTGAACTGGCGGCTAACGGTATCGGTCGGGTTGAACAAGCCCTTCATGCCCTCGACGAGCGCAGCGTTGGCAGCCGGGTTAACGGTTGCATAGCGCGGCGACATGACGGCAGCGGCTTCGTTCAGCTTCTGCTGCGCCTGCAACAGGACCAACGAGGTGCCCGGAGTCGTTCCCGGCGTACCCACCGACTGGTAGATGCTGTTGAAGGAGTTGGCAACGTCAGCGTCAATGCTGGAAGCGAGCTGGCTGATACGCGGCTTCAGCACGCGCTCGGCAAAGTCGTCCAACTGGAGTGCCATTTCGGCGCTGGTGAAGTTGACGCCAATGTGCTTCTGCGAGGCGACGGTGAGCGTGGTGAACTGCTCGTTGTCGTCCTGAACCTGAAGCGCAGCGCCGTCGGTCACAAGAGCGCGATCCGGCAGACGGATACGGAGGGTCGAACCAATCTTGGCACCTTCGACAGCGAAGCTGTCGTCGTACTGACGGTTCACGTTACGGGTGATTACAAGGTTGTTCTCAAGGATTTCGAGAGCCTTCCTCGTAATCATATCAATGGTAAGAAGTGTATTAGCCACAATAAATCTCCAAAAAGTTAGCGGTTACGCATTGCCTCCCACTTCTTAATCTGTCTAAGCCGCTCTGCTTCAATCCACTCTGACGTACTCATCTCTTTGACAGAGCGAGGGTCAGTCGTGTCTCGAACCGGAGCGCCTACGGATTTGGCCGTGACAGGCTTAATCGGCGGGGGCGCACTAGTTGTCTTTTTAACCGGCGGATTGTCGGCCAATTTGACCTCAATCTTGCCGATCTCTTTGGCTTGTAGGTACGGCGATAAGCGGGAAATACGCTCAGCTTCTTTAGGGTTGGAACCAAGGTAATAAGCCAGGTCCGGCCCAAGATCAGATGCCTGAATCGTCTGCGCCATCACGCCCGTAATCGGTAGGTTCGGGTTGTAAGCGACTTGCTCGAAGTCGTCATACCGTTCCCGAGCCGACTCTTCGCGGTCGTGATATTGGCTCAGAATCTCGATTTGCTGGCGTTCCGCTTCCCGGCGGGCAAGGAGTTCTTCGGCCTTACGCTCAGCCAAGGCTTCGGCGTAGGCTTCAGGGTCTGCATCCCTACTCGGCAGTTCTGCGGGCGCGTCAGCTCTTGGAGCTTCTTTCGCCTTTAGCGACTGTTCTCTTTCCCACTTGCGACGTTCCCGTGCAAGCCTCTTGCCTACCATCGCGTCCAACTCTTCTTGAGTGAACGTTTTAGCAGGCTTTTCCTCCGGCGTTTCTGCCTCTTGGGCAACAACTTCGGGTTCCGGGGCTGCCGTAGCCGCCGGTTCCGGCGCGGGTACTTGTTCCGCTAACAGTTCATTTTCAGACATTGTGATTCCTTACGAATCCCTGGTGAACCGCACCAGTACGGTAAAACTTAACTGTAGTAACTGATGTTCAGTGTCGCACTTGCCGACTGCTGAATAAACCTTATTTTATTTAGGTCACCGTCATATTGCAAAGGAACGCCAATTGCAAGAGGCATACCAACCGAAGCCGTAGGATTAGTGCCATCATCGCGCCATCTAACCGGGGCACCTTCGGCCACAATAAGGGCAAAAACGGGCTTGCCGTTCATGCCTTCTGGAGTTCTGGCTGGGACAGTCAAAGCGGCTGCTCCGCTCAAACTCGTAATTTGCTGATAGCCGAAACAGGTGGTTACGGCTTTAAGGTTAATTGCCATAATCAAAATCTCTTGGGTTGGGTAAATGACCTAAGACTGTAAGTATACTCATACGCTCCAACAACGGGCGAGAGACCAAAATCCCATCCGTCATTGTTTCCTGCATCAATGTTCTGTTGGTTTACATAGGCATTCCATGCCGCGCCGCCAGTTGCGTTGCTATCTTGAATGGTCAAATACGACACATTTACCGTGCCGGATGCCTGAGAAATGGTCGCCTGATTCCCGGCAGACGTTGACTGCAAAAACTTTTGATTAGTGCCGCTTGTGGCAAACGCGCCAACCGTAGATGTAACCCCGTTTTTAAGCTGCAACGTGCCATTTGTTAACGTAATGGCACGCGCCGATCCCTGAGTCAACGCATCTTGAAATGCAAAAGTTCCGCCAATCCCGTTAAACGTCAACGGAAAATCTAATGTTATTCCATTAGTGGTAATTTGCTGAGTGCCAGAAGTTGCCGCAAAGGTCGTTGCGTTTGCTCCTGCCGTCAGCGTCGATCCAGCAGCAATGATTAAATTGCCGTAGATTGTTCGAGCAGCATTACCAACTGTTCCCGTAAATCCTGTGAAATTGACGTTTTTGTAAACGGCATTCGTGTCGGTAAGCGTATACGTTCCGACGGTGTAATTGAAATTAAGCGAAGTGGATTCCGGCCACGCGCCCGTTGTAACAGTTGTCGCCGTTGCTGAGTTGTTAGAAACATTTACGGTTGGCGTTCCGGTGTAAGTCAATCCGGTCAACGTGCCAGTATCCCAAACTGTCCCGCTGCCGGTGACAGTGATGTTTCCGGTGCCGAACCTAATTACTCGCGTATTGCTATTGCTCGAAGCAAACAGCCCAGAACTTAGCGTCCAATTCCCGCTATTTCCCGTTAAATCAAGCGTTCCGGCAGTCAACGTAAACGTTCTGCCCGCGGCCATTGTCAGATTGTCTTGCAACTCAAAAACTGCCCCCGGATTGTTTTGCGTAATAGGCTGATTAATTGTTTTGCCAGCGCTCGTAATAGTTTGCGTTCCAGATGTTGCAGCAAACGTATACGGATTGTTGTTCGTCCCCATCGTAATGCCGGACGAAAGCGTAAGATTCCCGTAAAACGTGCAACCTATTGCGGTTAATGTGCCATTAAACCCAGTAAGATCAAGTGACTTAATTGCATGGCTGCTTGATGTTGTTGGGCTAAATGTATCCGTTCCGGCGGTAACATTGTAAATAAACGAATTCGCTTCTGTTTGAACGCCCGCTTGAACAGTTCGCGTTCCGATCGCGCCAGAATAAGTTAAATTTACAATTGGGGTGCCGGTAATTGTTAAATTCGTCAGCGTGTTAGTTTGCCAAATTATATTGTTATTTCCGGTAATAGTGATGTTTCCGGTTCCAAACGCAATCGTTCTAACTCCGCTATTACTAGAACTAAAAAGGCCGCACGATAGTGTATTTGTTTTTAAATCTAACGTTCCCGCATTAAGAGTAAACGTCCTAGTCGTACCCATCGTAAGTGAATCTTGAAGTTCAAGCCCGCCTCCGATGCCATTTTTGCTGACTGGAAAATCAAACGTTTTTCCGTTGCTTGTTAGTTCTTTAGTGCCAGACGTTGCTGCAAAAATTAAATTTGACGGCAAGGTTGCGCCAAAAGACATTCCAGAACTAATAAACAAATCACCAAAAACATTAAATGCTGCGGTAGACGACACGCCAAAAGTGCCTGAAAATCCATTAAAATTAATCGAACCGTAATTTGAACCTGATCCAGAGGAAAATGAAAGTACATCTGTTCCGGCTGTAACATTTACGTTTGGAGCTTGACTTTCTGGAAACGTGTTATTTATAACTGATCTTGTTCCAACCGAACCGGAATATGTCAAATCAAAAGTTGGCGTTCCGGTAAACGACATATTGGTTATTCCCGTAATAGAAACAACGCTATTGTTGTTGCCGGTCGCAACAATTTTACCCACCCCAAATGCGATCGTTCTGGAACCTGAGCCTGCTGATGCTATTCTGCCTACTGTCAGAGTGTTATCGTTTAAAGTAATTGTGCCTGCGGTAAACTGAAGCGTTCCAGCAGCAACCGCTAACGTTGGACTGCCTGACAGCGACAAATTAATATCCGCTTTGTTTATCGTCGTATTTGCCGCAACAGCAGATGCTGCAACGGTAACGGTGGCTGCCGTTCCTGAATTAACGTCAAAGTTAACGCTATCCGCATTATTAGGCGGCCCAGCACCAGCCGCTCCGCCAGAACTTGCGGACCAATTAGCAGTAGACGTGTCATCCCACGTCCCGCTTCCTCCGACCCAATAGTAAACTGCCATGTTATTTAATTAGTTTTAAGCAAAAGTAATAGCAGGATTGGCGGTAAACGAAACTGAAAGCCCGCCAACAATGCAATTAGCAAATACAACCGGATGCGTTACGCTTGTCGTAATAACAACTTGCAAAGTACCTCCGACGCCACCTACTGCGCTTGATACAACCGTCGTTCCCACAGATGCATCGCTTGACATTACAACTGCGGCTTGTGTGCCATATTTGCCGACAACATAGTTAAGGTAAACGCCAGAAAATCCGGTCATTTGAATATCGGCAATACAATCTCCAGATGTATTATCACCAGAAAATGTCAGCGTAATAGTTGTAAAAGTACCGCTTTCGCCCTTGCCAAAAAACTGTTGCGCACATCGAGTAAAAGGTTGCCCGCCAACATATGACTCAACTGTCCATGTACCGGGCGTGCCAGCGGTCGTGCATACCCACCCGCTTGGATTCCCAATCAAAGTGTTGGAATTTACAACCCGATCCCCGACTGCCCACGTTCCGGTCGTTGGCGCAGCCGTTCCATACGTAATTTTTTTATTAGATGCGCTAAGAAGCGTCGAAAATGCCGTAGTTCCTAATGTGTAAAAATTTGATGGCCAAGGCGCCGTACTTGGCGATATATAAGTTGGTTGAACGAAATAATCATTTGCTTTAACAGCATTTGTGTAATCGACCGTAAATAATTTTGATGCAGTTGAGAGATTAGTGTCCCACCTGTTATTTTCCGATTGTGCAACTTGTTGAACAAGATGGATTAAGTCATACGTAACGCCGTTATGAAGTGCCGCATTCGTAAATGTGTAATTGTTCGTAAATTTTGTTTGGGGCGATTGGAGATAAATTCCAAATCCTGTATGCCCAGTCGTCCCCATGAAATAAAACTTATTGTTGTCAACCGTTATGTCTTGGCCTGCAACGTTGCCAACAAGAACGCCGTTGAAAAAACCCAAATTTGATTGAGTTGAATAAAATGTATTTCCTGAAATGTTAACGGCAGGCGCTTCTGCATTGCCGTAGTTTGGCTGTATTGAAGCTGTATCAAAGTAACAATTAATTACGTTAGTATTTTTTGTTGCGGGCGTGATAAATGGATACGGATAAGTCGAAACGTTTGTTACACGGACAGTGCATCCATCAAGCAACACCGGGTATCTGACCGAATCAACGTTTGTTGCAACGTATTGAATGCCTTTGTTGTTAAGGAACAAACAGCCATAAAACTGAATGTCTCCTGTGTAATCAGAAACTGCAAGGCTCCCAGGAGACGCTGGCGTATAGTTTGGTTCAATATCAACGCCTGCACTTGGGGCAAAATTACCAAACGTTCCGGCTTCTCCAGTGTACGAAAATGTACACCGATTAAACGTGCAATAACGGGCTTGAATGATTGAACACCCTTGGCGGGCGTTGTTGGTAAACGTGCAATTATTTGCTTGGAAATAGGAAGTGATCGGTTTTGGTGTGCCGGAGGTTGCCGCATCAATATACATTCCGTCACAACAATAGTACGAAACATTAACGTTGTTTAACGTAAATTGATTATTTCCGTATATCGTAATACCGTGCGAAGAATTTTCTGCGGTAAGACCAGGTTCTTTAGTGATGGTTTGTGCGCCTCCGTTCAAAAACAAATCGTTTATAACGACGTTTGAACAAGAGGAAAAAATCATTTGAATGCTTCGTTGATATGAGAACCAAAAACCAGCAGCCGTATAGTCTTTGGTCATGACCCAGCCGCCCTGCAACTGGATCGTGCTGCCATTGCCTTCAATAACAAGGCCGTCGCAATTGGAGAACGTAAAGTCCGTTATTGTGTTTTGGCTTGGGCCGCCAAAGATAACGTGCTGATTGATGAAATACGTGCCATACGGAAAGTAAAGCGTTCCGCCGCCTTGCGCATTAATTGCAGCAATAGCTGCTTGTATTGCAACGTAGTCATCGGTGACGCCATCACCAACCGCGCCAAAGTCTTTAACGCTAACAATGTCGCGTAGTTTGTTTTGAATGGTTCGAGTGGTCGCGCCAGTTCCACCAGCAATAAATCCAAATTGATTGATTGCTGCTTTTTTTGTTACGCCATTTTGCAAAGCCGGAACAACATCCGACGGAGAAACCGGCGTATCAGCGGCTGGGAGTTCCGAAATCTTAATAATAGCCACTAGTTTTTACCTTCGTTAAGCCAAAAACTTCAGCTTATAGAGCGTGGAAAGATACAACGCGACGATTTCGTCAATGATGTTCTGTATCGCAGAATCATTTTCTTCGCAAATCTTGTAACGGTTGGACTCTATTTCATCGAGGGAGTCCTGCAAGAATTCAATAATATTGCCGTTCTTTTTTGCCGTTTGGAGCGAAATCGGGCCAATTAGCCCATGACGGCCCTGATAAGCCTCAGCGAACGAGTCGGCAAGGTCTACCACCTTGTCGTAAAACGACCCAAGCGCCTTGTGTTTGGCAAAGCTGCGCGTGTTGAGATGCACTGAATGGGCGACATCCCGCGCTAGAAACAAATGACCTACGAAATCAGCCGCTTTCATTGCATCTCTCCGCCTTGCATGGGCATTTCGGGGGCCGCCATCGGCATCTCCTCACCGACCATCGGTGTTCCACGTGGAACCGCCTCGGATATTAAATCACCTGTTGACATCATGCCAGCAAGTGTGCCAGCAACAATATCTTGAATTTGCTGTTCGTTAAGACCTGACTCCACCGCTTTAATGCGATCCGTCTCAGCCTGATACGCCTTGATCTGCGCCTCAAACTCCTTGACCTCCACCTCGCGGGCTTCCATCGAACGCTGGACGTTCTGGAGCATTCCGAACATCTGCTCCATCTCAGCCGACATCGCCTGCATCTGAGCTTGCGCCGCCTGTAGGGCTGGGCTTTCGTCAGACGCCTCAAGGAGTTTCGGATCAATCGTCTTGGCAAGACGCTCAGCAATTTCCTGCGCACCCGGCCAGTCCATGTTCTTGACGAACAAGTCGCCTGCCACGGCCCAAAGCTGCGGATTCGCTTGCAGGATTTCGCCCATCGCCGCCATCGCTTCCTGCCGCTTGGTGTAGTACGACGGGCCGGTCGTGACCGCTACGTCATACTTGCCGACCGACGGGTTGTAAATCTTGTCGATGACAATACCCGCCTGATCGACGATCTTGCGCACCGGCTCCGGCTGCATCGGGTCGATACGAACCGTAGAAGTCTCACCGTCGATGCCGATGATGCGTGCAATTCGCTGCGTATCGTAGATTTTAGGTATCAAGTCCACGAGTTGACGCGTGACATAGCGAATGGCGCGAGCCAGGTTATCGACGTAATGGTATGTGCCTGTGTCGCCTTGCCGTTCACGCGCCAAGATTGCTCGTCCCGAACGCTCGTTAGACGTAGCGCCGAGGCTTGAATCATATTGACCCGTTGTGGACTTGATATCGTCAGAAGCGCCCATTTTCGCCTGAATTAGCCCGGTCTGGGCCAACGGCGGCGGGGCGCGTTGCGGAAGCGGCAGGACTGCACCTTGCCCGTCGGTCACGTCAGGGTTAACTTCCAAATACGGCCAGTTGGTCGTATTGGCAGTCTTCCACTGCGTCTCATAGCCTTCAAACTGTCCGCCGTATCCGATAAACGGCGCTTTGGGCGCAAGCGCCAACATTTCGGCTTCCTGCGATACCCAGTAGTTGTACATACGCTGGGCGTCCTTGGCGTTACGCACCAAGCCCGACACGTACATCCGGCCTTCAACTTCAAACTCATTGCCGATCACGCGAACGACAGGAATCCACTTACCCGGCCATTCTTGCTCTTCAAGGATTTCGTAGCCGTTGGTTTTAATCCATTTGACGCGCTGAACGTCTACTTCGCGGGTGCGAATCGGCTGCAAACCCAACATTTCGAGCTGTTTGGCTTCCGGCGACCCTTCAAACGCGGTTTGGTTCCCCGGATACAGATTTAATGTCGCTTTGGAGTGATCTTTGTAGAAATACTCCGCGATACGCACCGTATCTCGATTGATCCAGTTGTTGAGCGCCGCGTCACCGACGCCACGCTGCAACACGGACGAAATCGGTTCTGCATCCGGGTAAAGACGCTCATAGGTGTCTTTGGGTATTTCTTCGGTGATGAAACACCACTCAGCGTCCGACCCGCAGGGGTCTTGGATCGCCGGGTCCATGTACACACAAAACGAGTTGCGGATACGTCCGATTCGGATGTCTTGGTCGAAGCTATTTTCATCGCAGTATTCGGTGAGAATACGCAGATAGCCTTCGCCGTAAGTAACTTGGTTTTCGCAGGCAGTGTCATAGGCTACGTCGGCGTCTGAGATGTACTCAATGTGCCGGACGATGCCGTCGAATATCTCAGCGACTTCGATGTCGGCTTGGTCATCGACCGGGATGACCTTGCCCGCCGGGCGATTCTGGCGCTGATCGTTCGTGACTTGGCGCACGTGCTGCGGGAGTTTGTTAATCGTCAAGCATGGGCGTGCGTTAACGGTCTGACCCTGCACGGAACCACGGGTGGCTAGCACATCTTGCGGCCACTGCCACTGGTTATCGGGCGATCCGGCCATAAAGCGCAGATCGTCTAGTTCGTCCTCGCGGCTATCAGAATACGCCGATAGCGCCTGCTCGAGACGCTGGCGTGCGAGGGCTAAAACACTCTCAGGGTCACGATTCGCTTTCTTGCGAGTCGTTGGGGACGTGGAGACGTACCCCGCCCCGATAATGCCGTTCGGGTCTTTCATTTACTTGCTCTTTTTGCCCTTCGCAGCGCGGCGCTTCACGGAATACGCAATGGCCACGGCCTGCTTGACGGGCTTACCGGCACGCACTTCGGCGCGGATATTCTTGCGAAATGCAGCCTTGCTGCTGGATTTAACGAGAGGCATTACATCTCTCTCCCACCACGGCCACGCTTCGGCATGGGGGTCGGGCGGTAATCCGTTACCGGGCGAATAACCTCCGAATCCGTGCGGACCCGACGTGCAGCCATAGGACGCATACCGACTTTCGGGCGCATCTGACGCTGAGACTCAATAATCATGTCGCCGACGCTGCCGGGGACAATGCCTACACGATCATACGGCATAACTATTTCCTCTTTTTGGCGGTTTTCGCCGATTGACGGAACGCTTTTGCAGTGGGAGCGCCTTTAGCCCCGACTTTGCGCATTTTCTCACCAGAACCGGCGGCAATTCGTTTCCGCTTGGCGTGGATATTAGCGTAAAGACCCTTTTTAGCAGCCATTTATGCAGCCCTCTTCATAAAACGCCCTGTTTCGCGGTCGTGATCCAACGGATTTACGACTACAGGGTGCAGTTTACCGTGTTCAATGTAGTGCATAACTCGCAAGTTTTCTACGCGATTGTCTGAATGCACGCCATTAATGTGGTCAACTTGTTCGCCAGGCTCTAGTTCCTTAATAAACGCGTCGGCAACCAAGCGATGCACCAAAAATGCTTTGCTATGTACGTCTCTCGTACTGCCGTTGCGAAGGTGAATCTCCGCATATGGCAGGGTTCGATTCGTCTTAGCCTTGATATGCAACTTCATAATTCGTTCGGGCATCCAGGTTTGTCCACCACGTTTGGTTCGTCTAAATCGAGCTAACGATTTAACCCTTCCCAACGTGCTGACTTGATATCGCCCTTCGTACCCCCGGATGTCAGCCCAAACTTCAATTACATTTCCATCGACGCATTGATGCTCTAGCACGGCTTCCTCTCGGACTGCTTTTTGCGATAGGAGCCATCCTAGCACAGAAAGACCTCTTTCTGGCAGCATCTTTTTTCGACTTAGGATTGGGTGCAGGAGCCTTGAGCTTACTACCCGTCGCACGGTTGTACTTGGCGCGGCCCTTGGCCGTCAAACCCGCCCCCTTGGAAACCGGCAGTTTCTCGCCTCGACCAACTGCCAAACTGACCGATTTTTTAGCCATTACGCACCCATCCAAGAGTTGACAACGCCGCCACCGCCTTGTTGAGACGTAAGTGTGCGGGGTTTTTCACGATATTCGCGGGAAGCGACTGGGTAAGCAAACGTGCAAGCAAGCGCATCCGCAGCGTCGGGTGACGCGATGCCTCTTGATTTCATTTCCTTTTTGCTTTCCAACTGGATCGACCCTGCCGAATTCGGCTTTTGGTGCGGTGCGAGGAGGTCGGCTTTCAGTTGGCGGTCATTGGGTATTGACGCGGTTTGTAGCCATTCGCGCATTTGCCCCCAGAGTTCGGCGCGTTTATTCGCGTACATCTGCGGGGTTTTGGCCTTCCAACTAAAATTCACGCCCCGGACGACCTTATACCGCTGCTCTTTTAAGCGGTCAAGAATGCCATACCCGAGGCCGCCTTCGTCTAGGACCACCAGCGCCGGTTTGAACTCTTCGATTGCATCAATAACTCTGCCGACCGTTTCCATAGTGTCTTCGCCTTGGTAACGACGGACTGCCACCAGGTCGCGTCCTTGTCGGACAACGATGACGGTAGAGTCTGCGCCGCTTCGCGCAGGATCAACTCCGATAACGCGTGGCGCGCTAGTGTCCCCGTACCGTCCGCGAGTTGCCGCACTTTCCACGTAGGAAGCTGGGACAAATTGATCGGAGTTATCGGTTGGAAACTGGCCGTAGACTTCGATTTTGGCTTGCGAGGAGTCCGGGCCGTATTCGGCGATGATTTGCTCGTAGACCGCTTTGTCGGTGTCTTCGACTTCGCGGGCGTCAATGCTTTGCGTGAACCAGAAGTTTCTTTTTGCATGGAATGCCTCAAAAAAGTAGCCTTCGCCACGTCGCGGGTTGCTGAATGCGCACCAAAAACGATTCGGGGTGTTTTCCGTAAAAAAGCCTGAAGTCACCGACCAAATGCTATCCGGTATACCAGAGGCTTCGTCAAAGATCACCATGACGCCATCGTGGTTGTGTACGCCAGCGTAGGAGTCGGGGTTTTCTTCGGACCAGAGACGGCCTTCGACGGACCAGTAACGCGTGCCTTTTTT